CTTGGAATTGCAAGTGGTGGTACGGGTACTACAACACAACAAGCAGCATTAAATGCTATTTCTGGCACACAAACGGCAGGTTACCATTTTCGTTCTGATGGCACAAATGTAAGTCTTCAACCTTTGAGTCTTGCGGATGTTACCGCAGGAACGCTAGGGGTTGTTTATGGTGGTACGGGAGCAACTACTCAAGTTGCAGCATTAACCAATCTTGGAGCACAGGCAGTTTTAACGACTGCCGCCCCATTAGCGTTAACTCTTGGTGGATCAGGCTCAACAAGCGCATTGGGTGCGCTAACAAACATTGGTGCACAGGCAGCATTAACAACCGCTTCTCCTTTGGCATTAACCGCCGGAGGCACGGGCACTACATCTGCCGTTGGTGCATTGACTAATCTTGGAGCGCAAGCGGCACTAACGACTGCTGCTCCTCTTGCGATAAGCCTTGGCGGAACGGGCGCAATAACCAATCAATCTGCCATCTCAAACCTTGGGGTGGGTATGCGAATGATTGAGGCTCAATTTACAGCAGGGCTTGTCGGAACAATGAATACTGGTGTGTCTCCAAACACATTTACAATTACCGCTGTAGGAGCACAAAATCCAGATGGGTATACTGTAAGTGTTGGTGATATTGTCGCATTTCCCCTTCAAGGCGGAGGAACATCAACTCAAAACGGATTTTGGCAAGTTACAACTCTTGGTGATGCTGTTACGCAAGCTGTGTTTACTCGGCCTAGTTGGTTTACTGGCACTGTAAAAAACACAATGTATATGACTAGATTTGGGGCAACCCAAGCTGGGTATGTTATGTCAGTTATGGGCGCAGTTGGAAATGCTGAAATTGTTGTTGGAACAGGTACAATTTCGGTTTATCGAGTTAGTTACAGAAGTGCAAATGCAATCACTGGAGTAAATACATTTACGGGCATTCAAACATTTCAGGCTAATGGAACTGCTGTTAATAAATGTCCATTTAGTTTTTCTGCTTCTGCTGGGTTAATGACGGCCACTCAGGCACACGCTGTTGAGTGGGACAACAGCCAAATGTACGTCACCAACAGTGCTGCCGAACGGTTACCTGTAGCTACGTCGAAAGCACAGATCAATGCGCAGACTGGCACAACGTATACGCTTGCGCTTGCTGATGCTGGATACTTGGTAACACTAAATAATTCGGCTGCAATTACATTAACAGTGCCGCCAGTCTCATCAGTGCCGCTTCCAAATGGCACGCAGATTTTAATATTGCAACTTGGCACTGGTCAAATAACCATTTCTCCTGGTTCTTTAGTAACACTTTATGGAAGAAATGGACTTAAAACATCAGGCCAATTTTCCGTAGTTTGTTTAATTAAAGTAATAAATGACGCTTGGGTAGTTTCTGGAGATTCTACTGTTTAATTTATGCTTGCGTTAATAGGAAGTTTAAGAAGTCCGTCACTTCAAGTGCAATATCTTGTTGTTGGCGGTGGCGGCGGTGGCGGCGCAGGCGGTGGCGGCGGCGGCGGCGCAGGCGGATACCTATCTGGTAGTGCATTTTATATACCAAATACTAATTACACGGTAACAGTTGGTTCTGGTGGAGTTGGTACCGGAAGTTATCCTGTTCAAAATTATTCTAATCCTACAAATGGGGGCAATTCAGTATTTTCTTCAATTACTGCTATTGGCGGTGGTTATGCTGGTGGACAAAACATTGGGCCTTCATCTGGCGGTTCCGGCGGTGGTGGTGCAGGCGGTTCTAATGCAGGAACACAAGCTGGCGGCGCAGGCACTACTGGACAAGGATTTGTTGGAGGAATTGGAATCCAAAGTAGCAAAGGCGGCGGTGGCGGTGGTGCTGGAGCGCAGGGTATTGGAGTTAATGGCGGCAATGGTTTAGCAAATTCAATTACTGGCACATCTGTAACATATGCAGGTGGTGGTGGTGGTGGAACTTGGTCAGCAACTGCAGGCACGGCTGGAACTGGTGGAGGTGGCGCGGGTACAATTGGAATTTCAACCAGAGGTGGTGCTGGAACTGCAAATACTGGCGGAGGCGGCGGCGGCGGCGGCGGCGAAGGTCAACCTCTTTTTAGATCTGCTGGTGGAGGAGATGGTGGAAGTGGAGTGGTTATTCTTAAATATCCAGACATTTACACAATAACTTTAACAACTGTAACCGGAACTACAGCCGCTCCATCTGGTGGCTTTAAGGTTACAACAATCACAGCAGGAACTGGAACTGTATCTTTTGCTTAATTTTATGAAAACACTACTTGCACGACTACAAGAGCCTTCTACATACGCCGGACTATCTGCATTGCTAGCTTTAGCTGGCGTTCAGATTCCCGATGCTAAATATCAGTCCATTGTTCATGCTATTGCCGCGATTGCTGGCACTGTGGCAATGTTTCTAGGAGAAAAACCAAGTGCTCCTACTCCTCCTCCAGGCTCTTAATTCGTGGTTGCAGTTGCGAGTTGTTTCTGCACACTGGGAACTTACTCGTAAAATTGAACAATACTGCGATGCCACAGAAAACGCCATATTGGAAGCTAGGGATGCTGGCAATGACGCTCTTGCTGACAGGTTGCTCCAGCGTTTCGCGCGTGCCTCAGGCATCGTTATTCCCCCCATCGGGAGTGTTGCGCCTACAACAGGGACAGACATATCAAGCGCAAAGCTCTGAGACCTGGCACTCAGCCGCTCGGTATCAGGCACTTGAATTGCAGTTAATAGACGCGGTATCAGCCCTTAAACACGCTCAAAATAAATGAACAATCATATTGACGACATTTTAAGCGTAGGATACGTGAATGGAATTGCAGTTGCTATTTCTGTAAGTGAGTTTGAGGCAGGTGTGCGCATTTTCTCGATACTTTTAGCAACTACATACACAGCTTACAAATTTTACAAAGCCATCAAAGCCAAATGATAGAGCCATATCCAGGTGAATCTTCTGAGGACTTTTTAGAAAGAGTTGTAATTTCACTTGGAGAACACTTTGATGTGGTTCAAGTATTTACTCAGTGTGAAAACTGCGAGTTTACAGATACTTTTAATGCGGGAACTGGCAATGTTTTGGCGCGTCAAAAACAGGTTGAGAACTGGTTAGAAATGGGTGGAGGAGAGGATCTTGAGGCACAAGAAGAAGATGCCAATCAAGAGGACGAGGACGACGAATAAATCGTTATGGCCAATATAACTCGTAAATGGAAACGATGGATGGCCCTCGGCTGCTCTCATGGACATCTTGCTGATCAAGCGTTACTACGTCAGGTTCTTGAGTTTAAGAAAAGATTTAACCCTGAACTTACCATTCATTTAGGGGATGCTATTGACTTGGCCTGCCTTCGCGGAGGAGCAGTTGGTTCATCTGATGAAGCTTGCGATCCCGAAGGTGACTTGAATGATGGCTTATCGTTTCTCTCGCAGTTACAACCTCAAGTTTATCTGTTAGGCAACCATGAAGCTAGGCTAGTGCATTTAATGAGTTCGCCTAAGGCAATCGTGGCGGCATTGGCAGCACGAGTTTACCAGCAGATTCAAGACCGAGCTAAAGAACTTAAGTGCAAGGTGATTGATTATGATTTTCAGAGTGGCTGGTATTCGTTTGGCGATTGTTTAGCGGGCCACGGCTACATGATTAACGAGGCTGCCGTGCGCGATCACGCTGAGGCTGTTTGTAGCGGCACACATAACAAAGTGGTGATTGCACACCTACACCGCGTTACACAGGCTGAGGGGCGTAATAGAGCGCATCCAACAGGGTATTGCACAGGCTGGCTTGGTGATCCTAAGCTAACAATTTATGCAGCTAACCGCAGGGCAACCAGCTCTTGGTCACGAGGCTTTGCTTGGGGAGAATATTGTCAGGATGAAACACAAATATGGCTAGCAAAAGAGACACGATCACAGACGTTCCGGCTTCCGGTGTAAGCTGGTTGTCAGAATTAGTAAATGAACTTGCCGTTGGCTTTCCCCCGAAAGGCGAGGGCTGGGCTACAATGACGCAAATTTGCGAGCAAACAGGACGAGATCATCAGTGCATGCGCCGGATATTAAAGCAGCGCAATGCTGAGGTTCGTAAGTTCAAATTTATTGCATCTGATGGTAAATGTATTATAACTCCACATTACAGATTTTCTAAATGAAAAACGACTTTCAAAAAGCTTTAGACTTTGTGCTTAAACATGAAGTTGAGTTTGAAAAGGGCCATTATGGTGACATGAACTTTGTTCGTACTGAGCGAGACCCTAATGATCCAGGTGGCACTACCCGCTACGGGATCGACCAACGCTCTCATAACGTAGACATCGACAAACTTACACTGGAGCAGGCAACCGAGATTTACCGCAAAGACTACTGGGAAAAAGGCAAATGCACAGAGTTGCCTTGGCCCATTTCGCTGGCGCACTTTGATGGTTGTGTTAATGTTGGTATTAGTAGAGCCACAAAGATCCTTCAAACAGCCGTAATGGTTAATGCTGATGGTATATTTGGATTACAAACCAAACAAGCAACAGATGATGCATGTAAGGTTAATGGAGCAAAAGCAGTAGCAGAAAAGATCTGTGACATACGTAGAGCTTTTTACAATAATTTGTGCCTTAATAAGCCAAACATGAAACAATACCAATCTGGATGGCTTGCTAGATGTAGTGACTTAAAAGCAACTTTAGAACAAGTGAGTTAACGACCCCAATTTATGAGCAAACTAATGATCGCCTTAGGTGGCATGGGCCCGATGCCAAAAACAAAGTCCTGTCCTGACTGCGGAATGCCACTGGAAAGCAATGGCTGCTGTTCTGAGTGTGGCTACGGAGAAGAGCCAATGGACGAAGAAGATGAGCAAGCTGAAACTCAAGCCATGCTTGATCTTCGTGATGCACTTCAGACTGCATTAAAGTTGGTTGATCGCATGATTACCAACAACTACGATTAATGCCAGCACGGGTATTAACTGAGGTTGACAACAACTTCATTGGGTTTAACTCACGACTAGACCCAAGTAATCTTCAGCCTGGATTTGCTCAAGCCTCGTTCAATATGAGGCTACAGCGAGGAACGGCCCAACCACGTAAGGGCACCAAGCGACTCACCGACAGTACGCTTAATGTCAAGACGATGGTTGGTTCTGGATATTACGTTGATACTAATGGGCAAGATAACATTGTATTAGTGTTTACGGATGGTATTAGCGTCTATAACACGGAAACAAATGCCACTCCTGTATTCCATAGTTTCCCAGCGGAAAGCGGCTACACTCGCGGAATAGCTGCCGGAGGAGAAGTGGACGTTGTTCAAGCACTGGACAAGCTGTATATCTTTCGGGGTAAGGAAACTAATCCTCGATATGGCACTGGAGGAGCATCTACAACTTGTGCGCTAAACCTCACTCACGCATCTGTTGCGGCTGGAGCAACCGTGACAGTTACTGCAACATGGGTTAATGGATACTCAACAACATATTCTGTTGGTGATGAGATTACAATTTTCAACATCACTGACAGCCAACACGTATCATTTAATAATACGTTTATTGTAACTTCAGTTACAGGTGCTGCATCATTTCAGTATTCATACACAAATAACACTGGCTCAACAATTACAACATCAGGACAGCCATATTATGCGTGTGTTGTTAAAGTTAAGCCTCCATTGATATGGAGTGGTGGAGTAGGCGCATTGACTGTTGCCAAGCAAACATCAATTAACAATAACGTACAAACTCAAGCTGGATACACTCCAGAATTTGGATCAATTCCTCCATCTGATTTTGGTTTCTACTTTCAAAACAGATTAGTTTGCAACATATCAAAAACTGAAATTGTTGTTGGTGATATTTTAA